AAGCTGATAATTTCATTGGTGGATTACGTGGAGAGGTACAATTTAAAGCAAAGGCCGGTGAGGCAATAACAAAAGGTGACCCAGTTTATATATCTAGTTTTGACGTAACTGGAAACCTACCAGTTGTGGGTATTGCCGATGCTAATGACTTTAACAAAATGCCAGCGTTCGGTTTAGCAGAAAATACAGCATCTACAAATGCTTCTATAAATGTAGTGACGTTTGGTACCTTGTCGGGATTAGATACTAGCTCATTTAGCTTAGGGGATGTTTTATATGTATCTGACACAGGAACATTAACAGATACACGGCCAAAAACAGAATCATCACTTATACAAAATATCGGCAAAGTTCAAAGATCACATGCAACCTCAGGATCGATTAAAGTAGGTGGTGCTGGGCGTACAAACGATGTGCCAAACTTAAATGAGGGTAATGTGTTTATTGGTGATGCAACAGGTTGCGCTATAACTAGAGGCTTAACCCTTGATGATATATCAGAGACAGCCACAAACAAGCATTTTACATCTAGCGATAACACAAAACTAGATGGCATACAATCTGGGGCAGAGGTAAATGTAAATGCCGACTGGAACGCTGTTAGTGGTGATGCTCAGATATTAAATAAACCCACAACGATAACAAGTGCAGAGCAAACTAAGCTAGGATATATATCCGTTACACAAGCAGTAGACCTAGACACGATGGAATCTGATATAACAACAAACAACGCAAAAGTAACCAATGCAACACATACAGGGGATGTTACAGGTGCTACCGCCTTAACGATTGCGGATGAAGCTGTTACTAATGCAAAAATTGCACATGTTGCTACTGGAACGGTTAAGGGCAGAACAACAGCAGGGACAGGGGATGTCGAAGATTTAACAATATCAACAACTTTAAAAACAGCATTAAGTCTAGTTAAGGGCGATGTTGGTCTTGGGAATGTAGCAAATGTAGATACAACTAACGCAACTAATATCTCTAGCGGAACGTTAGCAGAAGCACGATTACCAAGTATAGATGCGGATAATACAACAATAAGTAATTTAACGGTTACAAATCTAAAAGCTGGGGTACTTGATACAGATTTAAACAGTGTTAGTACAAGTCACGATACACTTGCAAGTGCTAAAGCAATAAAGGATTATGTAGATGCGAGGGTGCAGTATGCATTGGATAATGCTACTCAGTATTTTGGATAGGAGGAAATATGTTAGTTAGTGACGTTATAGATAGAATTAATACAGCAATAAGCGACGAAGATAGCACAAAAGCGACTAGCAGCTTATTTAGTAATAAAAGAAAAGTTAGCCAACTTAAAAATGCCTTGGATGTATACGCAAGTACCACAAAAGGAATAGAAGATATATTTAGTACACCTGTTAATACTTCAAGCCGAGTAGTTACAGGCCCAACAGATGCCATAAGATCAGAGGCGTATAGATTAGCTTATATATGGCGCGATGGCCGAAAAAATGCAATGAGCTTTAAGGATTTGAATTACGTAACAACGGAATTCCCCTATAATACCTATGCAGGGATTCCACGATTTTTTAATGTTTGGAATAATGAAATTACAATATATCCAGACAATAACAATTCAGCACAGACAACGACTCTTAATGGTGCAATTAGTGACAGTGCTACAACAATTACAGTGGCCTCAACCAATAGTTTTCCTGATTTAAATGGCCGTATAACAATAAATAATGAAAAGATACGCTATACAGCCAAAACAGCAACAACATTTACCGGATGTACTAGAGGTATTGAGGGAACAACAGCAGCAGGGCATAGTAATGCCGATACAGTAACTCATAATAACTTTGTTTTACATTACAGAAAAAAGCATTTTGAAATTAGTGTTGATGCAAACGATACGATATCAGCCACTGATTTAGCTAAAGAAATGGAAATTCCAGACGAGCATGTAGAACCTATAATTGATTTAGTGGCTTACAGGCTTTTAATTTTGATTGATGACTACAATCGAGCAGATAGATATAAAATTGATGCCTCAGCCTTTTATAGACAAGCTAAAAATGATATTGAAGCTGGTTATGGCGATGTAATGAAAGCTGGTATGATTGGACAACCGTATGATTGGGAAGTTAATAATATAGGGAGTACAATTTGAGCTTTGTTGTAGAATCGTATCAATCTAAAGGGCTTAGGGATGATAAAGGACGAAAGTTCGTATCACCTGATTATTTTTATAATATTGAAAATATGAACTATGACAACATCATAGGATGTCAAAGAATAAAAGCCCCTAGTGTTGAATATAACGTAGGCAGCAATCAAATTGATGGTGGTTATGATTTTAGGTACATTGATGCAGTCGGGCAATTTCAAAGTGAAAAAATAATTGTTCAAGGTGGCTCAATCGTTAAAGACTTTTTAACTTCTCCAACTACCATTTATACCGGATTAACAGCAGGGAAAAAATGCACGTTCGGAATATTAAACGATAAGCTATTTATTTCTAATGGGTTTGATTATCCATTGGTTTATGATGGAAGCTATGTTAAGGAAATGGGCGCACCTACTGCCAAAGACTTGCTTGTAGCAGGTGGCTTAACAGGAGCTTACTATTACGCGATGACATATGTTATTGATGGTGTCGAAATTATACTTGGAACTAAGTCAAATACAATTACCGTATCAAGTAAAAGCATTGATCTTGATTTACCAGTAGGAATAGCAACTTGCACAGCACGTAAAATATACCGTACAGAGGCAGGGGGAAGCACATTAAAACTACTAACAACTATTAACGATAACACCACCACAACGTATCAAGACAATACAGCGGATGGATCACTTGGTGCAAATATACCGAGTACAAACAGCTCATGCCCAACACCACAGTTTATAACTGTTAAAGACGAAAAAATAATAGGGGCGGTTAATGCCAATAGACCAAACTACTTGTATGTCACAGAGTTTGAGGTAGAAGTGTTTTTTAACACGTCGGGCGTATATGATGTATCGGGTGTAGGAAACGATAATTCACCTTTAACAGGATTAATAGAAGACTATAACCAGATCGTAGTTTTTTCAGAAAACCATATATATTTAGCTGATACGTCAGGATTAACAACAAGTGTAAAACAAACAACGTCAAACGTTGGATGCATTGATGGTTTTAGTATTGCGAGAATACCAGAGAATGACATATTACAGGGCGGTATTATGTTTGTTTCTAATTTGTACGATGTTCGGATTTTTAGCGGTAATATTGCCACAAACTTAGCCACAAGTTTTGATAACTTAACAACAAATAATTTTTCTAGCGCAATAAATAAAGATAGTTTAAAAAATCAGTTAAAAGATAACCGATTAGAAGCAGCATTTTTTGATTATAAATATCATTTGATTGCTGAAACATTTATGTATGTTTACGATATACGTATTTCAGGATGGACGAAGTATTTTATTAAAACAACAAGTTACACCCCTATTTATTGGCGGTTTTTTCAGATCGACCAAACGTTGTATATTACCCAAAAAAATGCAGGTATTGTGGAGCAAATGTACAATGCTTTGAATTATCGTGGGGAAGAATTAACAGCGTTTTTTGAAACGCCTGAAATAGCGGTGGGAACAGAACAAAAATTCTATAAAAATTTATATGTGTATTATGACAAGTCAGGAAGTAATACTTTAACAGCAACTGCAACAATAGACAGCACAAAAACAGTAACTGCCACCATCACTTATGATGGAGCGTATTATGACTTTGATTATTTCGATGAAGATTATTTTGAGACGACAGAAGACGAAGAAGATTACAAAGTAATATACATAAATAAATACGCAAATTGGATGCGTTTTAAAATAAGCACACAAACACAAGCCATTATTAAAGGATGGAAATTGGAAGGGCGTATAATTCAATGAATGTGGAGTATGTAACGAATAATGATATTGATGAAATTGTTAGCTTCGGTGAGCAATGTTTTAGAAATATGAAATTAGATAAATTAGGATTAAATTATTGTAAAAAAAGCCATACTCAAAACATGAAAAGGTATATTAATACGGACACCTATGTCAGTATTAAATGCATGAAAGATCAGTCTATTATTGGTTTTTTATCAGCTTATGCGTCACCGCAGATATTTAACAATGATCGTGGCATCATGAATGTTTTTACAATACAGGCCAAACCCGGACTGCCAAGCATAACTAAGGGACGTGTTGTAAATGCATTAAGGGTATTTATTGAAGATATATGTAAAAAAGTAGGAATACAATTAATTAATTTTCAGGCAATGATTAGTAATGATTTATCTAAATATTTAGAAAAACATAACTATAAAAAAGGCGATATTTTGTTATATAAGGAGGTAATTTAATATGGGAGCATTAGCACCAATAGGTATGGAGATAGGTAAACAGGCAGCGTTAGGCGTTGGATCGTCAATGTTAGCGAGTGAAGCAAATAAGGCACTTGGACAAACGCAAAAGTCAGGAATACAATCCGGAATGATTTCACCGGCCTTAACTAATTATTTAGGGAAATCCTTAGCGCAACTTGAAGAAGAAAAGAGACGTAAACAAATGTTAGATAGTAGAAGTTTAAATTATAATCCTAATAAATTTGGAGGGTATGCATAATGGGTGGTAAATCAGAAGAAAGAAAAATAAGTGAATCACAACTTGCAGCACAAAAAGAAATGGCAGATGTGCAACTAGCGCAACAATTAGCACAACTTAGAGGGCAACAGCTAGGCCAAGAAGAAGCACTTCAAAGAGCGCAAGATATTTACGGTCAAGCCAGTGGCCGATTTGGGACATTGCAACAGGCGGATATACCAGAGCTTACAGGAACGCCAGAAGCCATTACACGATTGCAAGGCTTAATACGTGAAAGAGCTTTACCAGAGCAACAACAAGCATTAAGTAGAACTAAACTAGCACAACAACAGGCAGGAGTTAGAGGCCTAGAAGCTGCATTAATGGCGCAACAACAAGCTACCAGAATGGGAACTGATTTAGCGAGAGCAGCGGAAGAAGTAGCATTAAAACAAGCATTATCTGATCGTGGATTAAGACAACAAGAAGCATTAAGACGCCAACAGTCGGCAGAGGAATTCCAAAAACAACAGGCTTTAACTGGATTAGGTCAAACTTTAACACCAGTTCAAAAAGTGGTTGGTGAATCAGCATTAGAAGCTAAACAGAAAAAAAGAATTGAAGAACTAGAAAAACAAAATACTCTACAAGCACAATTAGCAGCAACGAGACAATTCCAAAGACAGAAAATAGGGTTTTAATATGAATCAACAAATAAGAAATAAAGTTAATTTATCAAAAATAGAGCCAAGGCCAAGTAATAACAATATCCTTGCACAATTTTTAGGTGGTATAGGTAGTATTGGCCAAGGTGTAGGAGAAGCCATAGGACAAGCGGGAACTGGAATTGCCGGGGGTATCGGTCAAGGGGTGGAGCTTATAGGCCAAGGCATAGGCGAAATGAATAAATCGCCAGAAGGTAGACTTGCATTGCGTGAATTGATGGGTGCAGCACTTAGAGGCGTAGGGCAAGAAGATTTAGGCGTTGGAGTTCAACAATTCGCACAGCGTGTATATACGCCAGAAGCACAACGTTCATTATACGAAACACAACAAAAGGCCGAAACAGAAAAAGCGGAAAGAAAAGCAGCAGCAGAGGCAGAAAAAGCAGAAAAGGAACGTCAGCAAAAACTTATTGATGAACAACGCAAAAGACGGCAAAACATTGAAGACACATTGTTTATAGATTTAAAGAAAAAAGAGCAAGATCCTACACAGGCTCGATTTAATGCAAGAACTCAGGCTTCACATATAATTCTAAGTGAATTTGAATCTGAAAAAAATCCTTATTATACAAACACACAAAAGTTTATAAGAGATCAAAACGTGCCTTATATGTTTAAATCAGATGAATATAAGCAGATAGAACAGGCACAGCGTGATTTTATAAACGCAACATTGAGAAGAGAGTCAGGAGCAGCAATCGCACCATCTGAGTTTGAAAATGCACAACTACAATATTTTCCACAACCCGGAGATACCGCAGAAGTTGTTAAACAAAAGCAAAGAAATAGAGAAATGCAATTTGCAAAAATAGAGGCATTACAAAAAAAATCTTCTCGATTAGTGAATGAACAGCAAGAATTAACAGGCGGGTTTAAATTTCTGGGAGTTGAGTAATGCCAATTTATAAAGTACAAGCCCCTGATGGCAGAATAATGAAAATACAAGGTGATTCGCCACCGTCACAAGCTATTGTTGAAGAATATTACAAAAATTTACCTCCAATAGATACTGCAAAAGAAGTAACACAAGAACCAACATTAATGGAAAAGATACGTGGCATATCTTTAAAAGATGTTATAACAGGTACAGGTGATGTTATAAAAGAAACACCAAAACAAATGGCTTCGGATATAGCAAGATTAGCACCGATTGCAGCAGCCCTTTCAGGATTAGGTTTACCGGCACAGGCAGGAATAACAGCAGTTAGTCGTGCAGGTAGAGGATTATTAGAAGGCGAAGAAGCTCCCGAAGCGTTAAAGGCAGGAGCTATAAGCGGTACAGTAGAAGCAGGTATTGGCAAAGGTTTAAAACTGGCAAAGCCAGTGGCCAAAGCATTAGAAAAACCAGCCAAAGAAACAGCAGCTTTTGTTGGCAATATTCTGAGCTCAGTACCTAGAGAATCAATAGAAAAAGCATTAAGCAATCCAAAAATATTAAAAACGAAAGATACTTATAATGAGCTAGGAAAAAAAGCAAAAGAGGGTTTGCAAAAGTTATTAAAAGAAACTGGTAGACGAAAAACACAAGAAACCAGAATTTTAAAACAATCTGAAAAGCAATTTGATTTATCAACGTTCGTAAATCGTCAGAAACAACTGCTTGAAAAGAAAGCAGGACAACAAAGCGTTTACACGCCACAAGAAAAAGTAGATATAAATTCAATATTAGATAATGTAAAAAGAGAGCGTAGCCCAGAGGGATTACGAGAAATTATGGACCAGATTGACAATACAAGTCAATTATATAAAGACCCTGCAACAGTTTCTAAGAGAACCACAAAAGGCGATAAAAAATTAAAAGAAATAAGCAACAAAATTAGAACTCAATTAAAAACTGAGGTTCAAGGCGTTTCTGATTTAAGAGAGCAAACAAAAGAAGTGCTTGAAATTAAAGAAATCCTTGGTAAAAAATTAGCAAAAAACAAAGACGCTTCAAAACTTTTAAAAAGACAACAAGATGATGTTACACAAGAAGCATTACAAAAACTAGATGACCTGTTACCAGAAAAAGATAAATTTTTAAATAAGTCAGAAAACATAAAAATTAAAGAACAGTTTAGTAAAATTTTTCCTGGCCAAGGCGGTGGATCAGGTGGGCCAGAGGGCGTAGCCAATTTAGCGCGAGTTATATTATCCGGAGCGATAGGTGTAAAAACAGGAGCGGTAACAGGCGGGCTGACTTTTGCTGCTTCAAGCCCATTAGTCCAAAAAGCAGCTATCGGAACATTACCAACAGTAGGAAAAGGCTTACAGGTAGCAGGAAGAGCAATCCCAAAAGCTGCAGCACTAGCAGTTACCCCAATAGAAAGACAAGAAAGCGGAGGCATAGCCCCAAGATCATTACAACAAATTAAAAAGGAGCGTGGACTATAATGGCAATACCAAGTGCAAGTCAATTTAATAAATGGAGTGGAACGAAATTTACCAATACCGATTGGGATCAGAACATAGACAAAACAGTAGAAATATTAGCTAATGGCAATTATGACCTTAACGTGGCACAAGTAACAGCTACAAGTTACGTTGGCATACCCTCCGATCAATTTTCGACAATAACAGCAGGTGAAAACCTTACAGCAGGTGATGTTGTGAGAATTAGTGGTGGACAAGCGTATAAAGCAGACAATTCAACAAGTGCCGGTATTACAGCGGTTGTGGGCGTTTGTAATACCACTGTATCAAGCGGTGGAACGGTTAAAATTGACTATGGGTTTTATAATTCGTTTAGTTCATTAACAGCCGGTACCATATATTACATAGGAACAAGTGGATCGATAACAGCAACCAAACCAAGTTTATACCCTGTAGAGATTGGCCGAGCAGTCAGCGCAACAAGAATAAACCTTAATTTTCGCGAAGATGATAAACCTACTGGAACTATTATTAGTACAGCTTTAACATCAGCCCCTAAAGGGTATATTGAATGCGACGGTTCAGCAGTTAGTAGAACGACACACGCACGTTTATTTGGGGAATTAGGCGTTATATATGGTAATGGTGATGGAAGTACCACGTTTAATTTACCTGATTACAGAGGCCAATTTTTAAGAGGTTATGATAATACAGCAGGAACAGACCCAGACGCAGCGTCAAGAACTGATCGAGGCGACGGCACGACAGGCGATGCGGTTGGTACGAAACAAGCGGACGCTTTACAAGGCCATCATCATCAATTTTTTGCCGCTTCTGACCTAACAAGATCAAATCCAAGTGGGGGAGGCGATAGTGCGGAAATGCGAGAAGCTGCAAGTGCTACAACTCAAAGCGGTAACGATTATGTACAACACGCTACAACAGATTCGACGTACGGAACAGCACGGATCACAAGTGAAACAAGACCAAAAAACATTAATGTTATGTATTGTATAAAGCTATAAAATGGAACTATTAGAACTCATCCCTGCATTATTAGAAATCATGAAAAGTCCTAACGGTCAGGCATATGTTTTTGTTATACTATATGCAGGAATGGGTTTCTATGTGTATAAAATGACCACACAATTAAACAATTTTAAAAAAACAATGTCAGAATATAGAGATCATACAGACGAACAATTTAAAGAAGTTCGAGATGAGCTTAACGACATGAAAAAACTGCTATATAAAATGGCCGGTAAACTCGAAGTCGAAGCATGATAAAAGTACACTTTCACAAAAAAGAATACAAATGGTGGAATATACTAAAATACACAACAAGCATAATCAAAATATTCTCAAATGATATTTATTATCATGTTAGTTTTGAGATAGATAAAAAGTATTATGAATCAGAATTTTTTAGTGGTGTAGCGCGATATGCTAACCCAAGAAATGACATTGCTTACACATTACAATTACATTTAGATAAAAAGATTATTAAAAAAATTATTGATGAATTTGAGTCAATGCTTGGTAAAAAATATGACTTCTTTGGTGTTATTTTTGGTTTTTTTGGCTACAAAGTCCATGATAGCAATAAATATTTTTGTTCAGAATTGTTTTTACCAATTTTAAAACACGCTTATGGTATTACAAAAAATGACTTAAAAACAAATTTAAGCCCTAAAGATGTTCGTATGTTTTGCCTTGCATTAACAAAAAATGCAAAGTAAAAACCAAAGTTTGGTAGAAACTACAATGCAAGTTGTATCTGATACTGCAATTAACGTATTTATTGCTGCTCCTTTGGCATATTTCTTTTATGGTGTTAAAAGTAAAGTCATAATTGAACTAATAATCATTATGACATTAATTAATTTTGGAAAAAGTTATGTCATTAGAAGATACTACAACAATAAAAAAAACAAACGTCACAAATTTAAAAAAGCAATGCGATCAGCTAAACGAAAAAATTACAAATATACAGGATATCACCAAAAATCGCTGGGATAACATCGACAAGGTTATTGATATATTCAAGACCGGTATTTTGTTATTAATTTTTTTAAATTTAACTATTCTATTTTTTGTTGTTTTTTTATAGTTTCTAAATCATCATAAAAGTTGTTAGAATCGCCAATGTAAACAATAAATCCTTCATCCTTTTTAGGTACGATCTTTTTATATACTAAAGCTATTTTTACATCACGATCATTGAAACCATACTTTTTTTGCAAAATATCCTGTAATGGTTTTATTGGATTATCCCAATCGGATAATTTATTTGAAAAATTAAAAATAAAAATTATATAATAAGATTTGATAAGATTTATTTTTTCATTTGGCAGGGTATACAACAGCGTTTTTTCGTATGAGTCATAATTTTTCGTTTTATATCTT